AACGTGGCAATCTGGTCTGCGCTGGTAAAATCGCCTACCGTCGAAGGAAAAGCGTTTTCAGCGTAGCCCTTGATTGCAGCAACAAGTTGAACGTAGTTCATAGCTTACCCAAGCTTCTTACTAGAATGAGTACCTTTAGTTGCTGCGCCAGTACCACGAGTCTTTACAACTTGCGTATTAGGCACGTTGTTTGGATACCCACAGTTGTTTGCACCAACCGGAATAGGTTTGTTTTTTGGTGTCTTTTCCATTATCGACTCCTTGAAGAGGAACGTTTGTTAATAATCTTTGGCATGTTACTACCATACTTACTCATGCTTACGTTAGCCTTACCGCCTTTTGCATGCATAGCAACTTCATGCTTTTTTACGGCTTTCTTAGCAACCTTCTCCATGAGAGGCTTGTCTTTCTTTGCATCTGAGTGTTTCATCATTAGCTCCTAAGTAATCTGTACCGTTACAGTACCAACTTCCGCTATCGCAACTAAGTTGTTTTCTAAACCATACAGGTTCAACGGGTCGTTTAAACCTACAGGATTCCAGCCCCATTGTATAATGCGACTGCCCATAGTGGGAACTCCAGTTTGGTCAATATCTTGACCTGTACCATTTATTAGCTGCAACCCATTTAAACCTGCCTGAAAATAGCTTTGGTCTTTCCTTGGGTTTCTTACTGCCTGCGGGTCATCCACAGGGTACATACCCAGT